TTTTAAAAAACGGACAAATTCAGATTCTTATTGAAACCAAAAAAATCGGCGAACCGTTAAATATAAATCACGCTAGTCAGCTATTTAGATATTTCCATGTCACGACAGCCAGAATTTCAATCTTAACGAACGGCAGACTCTATAGATTTTTCACCGACTTAGATGCGCCCAACAAAATGGATGAAAAACCATTTTTGGAAATAGATCTTTTAGACATTGATGAACACGTGATTCCCGAGCTGCAAAAGCTCACAAAATCAGCGTTCGACGTTGAATCCATAATCAACGCCGCAGGTGAATTAAAATACGTAGGCCAGATAAAAAGGGAAATGGCCTCACAGTTCACACAGCCCGATGACGACTTTGTGCGCTTCTTTGCCTCTCGAATCTACGAAGGGGTAATTACTCAAAAAGTAAGAGAGCAGTTCGCGCTTCTTACCAAAAAAGCCGCAGCTCAGTTCCTAAACGATCAGATTAACGATCGTTTGAAGTCTGCTATCAGCGGCGTTCCGCTACCTACCCCGGCTGAACTGGTTGTATCCGAAAGCCAACCAGGAACAAGTGACACGCCCGAGGATAGAGTCCTCACTACGATGGAAGAGCTAGAGGGCTTCCATATCATAAAGGCGATAGTGCGCACAGTAATAGACGCAAAGCGGATCGCACACCGAGATACTCAGAGTTATTTTGGAATTTTATTAGACGACAACAATCGAAAACCAATAGCAAGACTCCATTTCAACAGAACTCAAAAGTATCTAGGTGTTTTTGATAAAGACAAGAATGAAACTCGACATCCTATCAATTCGCTCGATGAAATCTATGAGTTCTCGGACTCTTTAAAAGAGACAATCACCTTTTATCAAGGGCAGGCTTAAAAAACTCTAGCCCGACGGAGCGGGCCTAGGCCACGCTAATGAGTTCATTACTTGACCGCTTCATAATCGTGGCCTGTCCCGTTTTTCCCTTTTATTCGCCACAACGAGAAAGCCCCAATCAAAATCAGGGCTTTCTCGTTTCTGCTAAACGCAAAACCCGCTCGACGGCGGGCTGTGCTTATCAGTTTTTGCAGACCACCTGCGGAGGCGCAGCATGCGTCAGCTTTTGGGGAATCACAATCGAAGTGCCAGGCAAAGTGGTAAGTTCGAGAACCGCCAACATGCAAATTAGCGCTGGCTCACCATCTTTGCTTGGTCTGCCATCCACCCCTACCACCGCTTCGTAGTCTTTCCCTGGTTCCAGCTTGTAAACGAGCGCCTGGCCACCACAGGTCCGGTAAGAGCTGCCGTTGCCCGCAATGGTCGCGCCCCGGGTTGCAATTTGGAATGGCAGATCCGTCCTGACGCGATACTCGGTTACGACCTCTTTGTAAGACCCTTCCCCCATCCGAATTGCAGGGATGTACTGGATAAGACTGGGCCAAACTCTTTTCGGTACGCCAACGCTCGCCGACTTCAGGGGATACTGCGGATAGTTGATGTTCGCTGTCTCGTCCCCCCCAAAACGTCCGGCTTCAGCCATCTTATGCCGGGTAGCAGGAGCACAACTGCCGACGATGCTATCTCCGTACACATCAGAGTTCGTGATAACGCGAACACGCGCCACTCCCTCTGATTGAGCAGGCTCTTCGTATGGAACTGAAGGTATTCCAGAGCAACCAGCAAGTGCTATGGAAAGAAAAGTTACGGAAGTGACAACCCGCATGACCATGTCCTTATGTACGCCAACAAAAAAGGGCCCACCTTTCGGTGAGCCCTTCTAGACCGCCCAGCAGAGCGGATTTTGTTTGGTAGGCGCGATTGGACTCGAACCAACGACCCCCACCATGTCAAGGTGACCGTGACGCAATCATAACACTTTGAAAAATAAAGGAAAATCTATCTATATCGCGTGAGACAAAACCGCCTAATCACCCTATAAGAATCAATAACTTAGCGTTGGATATTCCTACAGTGGTTCCTCCCTCCTCCGGCGTCCTGCCGACAGAACACAATCCCTATTTATTCAGTTCTCGCACATACGCCTGGCACGCCTGCAGCGCGATCAGCCCCCGGTCGCCGGCGTCGGTGATGGCGATAATTCTTTGAGCATGCGCTGGGTCAAGTTGGGCTCGACGGGCTCCATGAACCACGCCGACGGCACCGGGGGTGGCAGGCACTGCGCAGCCACTGGCTGAATCCTCGGTAAGGATGACTGACAGCCGCAGATCAGCAGTGGCAAGGCGATCGCGAAGGCGAGCCTGTTTTTTCTCTTCATTGGTCAGTACCTGGTGGTGGATTTGTTCACTGGCCGACAACCGCTGCTCCAGGACCAAGCGCTTATCCTGCTCTGCCCTGGCCTGGGTAGCGGCCGCTTTGCTGATCGCAGCCAAGTCGGCCTGGTGCAGGCCGGCCTGCTCTGCCAACTTCATGCCATAGCGCCAGCCCTGGACTTTCCATGTCGCGCCCACGGCCAGCACCATCAGCACCAGCACACCGACTGCCCAGGCCTTGAGCCCGACGGGATTCATGGAACGTCCTTGAAGAAGATGTGGTTGCCCAGGCGCAGGGTCTGCGTTGCATCCTTGGCCCAGGCTGGCGGCTTCGGCATGGTGGTGGCGTAGTAGTGGGTGGCGCCCCGGGTAATGTCAGGCTCTTGGCCGGAGATCACCAGATCCGCCGCCCGCTGGGCCTGGGCGAACTGCTTCGACGGGATCGGCTTGGCGCCGCTCAGGTAGGGATAGTTCGGGTCGTTCTTGTTCCAGCAGCTGAACTGCCAGGGCTTCAGGCAAACGCCGGCATAGCCCTCACCCCACCACGAGCGGTCCTTGCCGTCGAACACACGATTGCGAATGGTCCAGGCCACGGCGATCTGCCCGGCCAGCCCTTCACCGCGGGCCTCTCCGTACAATGTCCGCGCCAAAATATCGCGGTCTCTTTCGGTCGCGTTCATAACTTTTCTCCAGGCAAAAAAAATCCCGCTCGATGGCGGGTTGCGGTGGTCGGCTCGTGTCAGATGGCTTCGGATCTGAGGAGCATCGGTGACGCGATGATTTGAGGAATGGGCGGCTCAGCCGGCCAGACTGGCGACTCGAACCACCCGGGCTGCGTGGTCACCTTGCCCAGGGCGTACTTGTAGATCTTCCAGGCTTTGAGAGGCGCGGCCAGGGCGGCCTGCTCTGCCTCCTCCTCAGGAGTCGCCTCGCCAATCTCGATGCCATAGCCCAGGGTGTCGATGCGGTCCTGAATGCGGGAGATTTGCGTGGCGGCACGAGCATTTCGCTCGGCGAGCTCGGACTTCATCGTGGCCAACTGAGCAGCAAGGATTGCAGCAGCTTTCATTTCCTTAGTGATCAGCCTGGTCCAATCGATGACGCCATCGATGATCGGAGTGGCTGGATCAGGTTGAGGCGGAACGTAGTCCGCCTGTTCTGGCCCAGGGAAAACCACCACACCGTCGGGCACATTCAGCAGTGGCGATGGAAAGGCCTGCGCCTGGCTGTAGTTGCTGGGGTTGGGAAACAGCAGCGTGAGAATCAGTTCACCGTTCACCCGTTCGACGTTGCCTGGCAACCACTGGGAATGAATGGCCTCGTAGGGCAGGGTGTCGCCTTCCCCAATCAGCGAAAGGTCGAACCGCACGGAGTTCAGCGTCAGGACGTCGCCCGACTTAACTGCAATCAGGGTGTCATCACGGCGCTGAGGGCTGAGAATAATTTTCATGCAAACCACCTCCCCACCGCTATGGCAGAAATGTAAGTTGAGGTTCCGCTCGCCCTGGTGAAGTAATCCCAGCCTCGCAGCGAACAACCGGAAGTTGAAGCAGCAGCACTCACCCCGCCCCAGCTGGCAGCACTACCCCACTTGAAGGCTCCGCATGTAACGACCGGTGCCGCGATAAAAGCCATGGGAAACACCCAGGAGCGCGATCCCTGGAAGACTGGACCATACGCGTCGCTGATGCTCTGGTCGGTCACAGTGATAGACAGCGTGCAAATCATCGTCCCGTCGGCAAACTTCACATAGGAACCGTTTGGATTGCTCCCAGCCTCAATGACGGCCCCCGTCGGCACGCCGCCCACCTGCGAGACTGGGCCGAGGAGGTTCCCGGTGTCATAGACCTTGCGCCATGGCGCCCAGGTGCTGATGTCGGTTTTCAGCCGAAAGCCCAACGCACCTTGCGCCCCCCACCCCATGACGAGCTGAGATTCAACGTTGCTCGATCTGCGCAGGTGGAAACCCATCGGATAGGACCCCAGCAGCGGCTGGTTATGCCCCGGCGGGGCTGCAAGGGTCGAAGTAAACATCTGGTTGGCTGTGAAGAACGAGTCCATGCTGTTGGCGCCATCGTAACCTGAGCCGGTTGAACCGAGCCCAAAGTCCGCCACCTTTAGCAATCGGCCGGCCGTGGTGTCATATGCAGTGGTCGTCTTGACCAGGCCCAGGGCAGCTTGGGCTTCCGCCTGAGTAGTGCCACCGGTGCCGCCCTTTGTGATCGGCAAAACTTCGTAGTTGCCTGTCGTGCCCAATGCGGCCAGCTTGGCGCCGTAGGTGTTGACTATGGCCCGCAGTGCATCAGCCGAATCCTTCACGTAGCCCTGCATTGGCGCCAGCGCGTAGCTGCCACCAGATGCAGTGGAGCCGATGTACGGGGGGTCGATGGAAATCGCAGTGTTGCTCGCCACGTTGGTGACTTCATACCATCGTCCATCTGGCCCACGAAACGCATCACCGACACGGGCATTCACGATGAATGCTGTGCCGGTGCCTGTTACTGCATTGGAATTCAGGGTGACGGAAACCGTCCCCGATTTGTACCAGGGCATGGGAAGTTTTCCTTTAGAGTTTTGCGAATACGGCAGGAAGGAAGAAAGCGAATGGATTGCCAGAGCCAACTGTCAGTGCGTAGAGATTCCCGCCAGAGAAATCCCACCAACAATATAGAGCCCTATTAAATGGGGCATCGTTGAGCATCGGCATGCTGAATGTATTTATCAGCATGTACTCACCAGCCGGAAAGTTGAAATTCACTCGGTAATAGTTTCGGGGCTGGCCTTGGCCGGCGGTATCTGTTTTTACGTACGTCCAGTTCTGGAACGAGCGCGTAAACCTCGCATAGGGTGTATCGCTGTCGAATAACAGTTTTGAGTTGCCATCCCAAATCCGCATTCCGTAATCGGCGAGCGATGTTGCGGCGAATCCGCACGCAAAATAGGAGCCATTGGGCTGCAAAGTATTCTCGTCATAAGCGCGAACATAGAAGCCCGTCCAAGCACCTGGCGACCCTATGACGCGCATCAGACACAGCCCGGCAATGCCGGTACTCCCGGCTGGCCGGATAAAAACGAGCGGGGGCTCCTGGCTTGTTACCGTTCGAGGAAAGTTGGTAACCGATCCAAGCCCAGACTCTTGTGTCGGCTGGTAGGTCCCTTTTGCCAGAACGACGAGACGGGTAAACTCCGAATCAACGGTAACGACATTACTGTCGTTTGTAAATTCTAATCCGAATGCCATCAGGAGAACCTTATTACAATGAGCCGCATTGTAGAACTGGTCGTGCTGCTGTATTGCTCCCTTCCTCGAATGTAGCTATATACCCGTACCGCATTAGCTATAACCTCGGTCTCAAGTTGCATGTCAGTGCTTACATTGTAGTTACCAATCGGAACCACAAAAGCCGCGGAGTTGGTTGTAGTAATTCCAGGGATAGATATCGTCTGAAAATTAGCGGAGTTGGTTCCCGTAACAACTCCGCTATACACAACTCGCATAGTGAACGACGAAGGATCGAGCGTAACGTTGCCGTTTCCATCCCTGATTTCGAGCCCAAAACTCATGCCGCTAGATCTCCAAGCTGCACACGTTTAACGCCATTCGCGTCGTAGACCTTGATGGCGCGATTCGTCATGGTCAGGCGTCCACCGCCCGGGGCTGGGCCGTTGAACTCCAGGTTACCGGCCTTATCCAGGCGCCAGCCTTGGGAGCCGGCAACATAGTTGTCCGACTGCAAGGCCTGGCCGATCTTCAGCATCGTGATGCTGCCGTCCTGGATGAAGGCGGAGTTCATGAACACCTGGCCGCCCTGGACCGCGAACGGCACAGAGATGGCGCCGCCGGCGATGGTGTTGACGATCGCGAACCGGTCGGCACTGACCAGGAACTGGCTTTGCAGCGTCCCGCCGACGTTTTCAATCCCAAGGCCAATACCCGCCGCGACATACTGCCCATTCGCGTTTACCTGCATCTTCACCGACCACATGGTGTTCAGCTTTCCGCTGGTATCCGCGTAGGCTTCCGACGTTTGCTGAATAGCCGCTGAGTTGGCACCCACCTTCACACTCAACTGATCGATCTTGGTCGCCGTCGACGACTCGCTGGTGACCAGCACCTGCGACAGCTCGGTGATGTTCGCCTCGCTGCTGCCGAGCTTTGCGTCCAAGATGACCAGTTGCCTGGCGAAGGCCTCGTCCTCCGAGGACCTGACGCTACGCTCAGCCGCAATGGAAGCCGTGCTGGTCCAGCCGTCGATGGCGTCGTTGAGATCGCCCTCCCCGTTGTCGTCGCGCCATGAAGCTCGCAGCGCTTCAAAGGAAGTTGCCGTGGCTTCAAGATCGGTGATGTTGACGGTGTTGATCGCAACCTGTTGGGCCAGCCCATCGACCGTTTCAATCGTCTGACCTACGTCGAGCCAGTAGGTAGGGTTCGGTGGCGGTGTATCCACAGGCACAGGGCCGGTCGCCTGGTATATCCGCTTACCGGAGACGACCAGGTCACCTTCGACATACGTCTCATCAGGGTTGTAGGCGGCCAAGCCATCGAGCGCATCGATCTGGGCCTGAAGGCCAGGGATCTTCTCGATCTCACCTCTCAGATCATCGCTGAGTTCGGTTTCGCCAATCTGCCCAGCGATCAGATCGAGAATTGGCCCGGCGTTCGAACTGGCCTGACCCAATACACCGTTGCCGACCGGGTACCACGGACCGATGTTCCCGGTGCGGTCCACCAGGCGCGCCCAGAAGAAGAACGTCGCGCCGGCCAGCAGGCTTTGCAGGCTGTAGTCGCTCTGGGGATAAGCCAGATCGGCCAGCTTGGTGGCGTTCTCCAGGACGTTGGTTGGCCCGTACCAGATCTCCGTCCGCTGCGTGTCCTCGGCGCCAGCAGGGAAGCCCCACTTGAGGCCGATGCCGAACAGCAAGGACGTTGCCGTCAGGTGCGTCACCGCCGGCGGCAAGCCCTCCTTGCCCTTGAGCTCGGTCAGCACCGAGTTGCGCCAGATCGACGAGATGTCGAAGGCGCTCACCGCACGGACACGGGCCACATAAGCGCCGGCATAGATGCCAACCACATCAACGTTGGTCGATCCGGTGCGCTGGACCTTGATCCAGTTCCCGCTGTCCTTGCGCCACTCGACGTCGTACGCCACGGCCCCTTCAACAGGAGGCCAGGTGATGGTCATCGTGGCTACGGCGATGCCCTGGGAAACGACAGAGTTCGCCGTCAGGGTGACACTGGCAGGCGCCGGAACGACGGTGATCGGAATTACGCTGATCGGCCGGTCTTCCAGGCGAGCGCCGGTATCGATGAAGGCGAACTTGCTCGGCTCGTACTGCAGAGCACTGATTTCGAAGTCGCCCTCGGTGGTGCGTTTGGTCCGGAGCACTCGATACAGCGGGATCGCCAGGTCGTCAGCGTCGAGCGCCCACTGAAGCTGTGCCCGCGGCGCCTCGCTGTAGGCGACAGTGACGGTCACGTCGCGGCCCGACACGCTCTGCACCGTGCGCCCTTCAGCTCGGCCGCCAGGTAGGTTGATGATCAGGCGATCACCAGCCTTAGCCTGGGTGTCCCGGTCCAGGGTCACAACGCGGCCAGCAACGGCCGATATCCGCCCGCCAATCTCCCGTCCGGCCAGCAGCGAGTCGGCCACAGGGATGATGTGGCCCGGGAGCGGGATTACGCCTTCCATACCGGTCTTGAAGGTGACGGTGCGGTCCAGGTTGTTGCTCAGGATCGCCCATTTGCCCCGGCGCTGGGCCTCAGAGGCGCGAGTGCAGCCAATGGCGCTCAACTCGGTTGGCCGGTCCCCATAGCGGCGTTGAAGGCTCAGGTCCGAAAACGGAATGACGTCGGTGTCGTAGTTGTTCGCCGGGTTGTCGTAGCTGACCAGTGCCCGGGTGTACCGGGTCTTCGCCGAGGCGCTGCCGTAGGAGAATTTCCCGTCGATGACGTTCGCCCGGGTGAAGACGTAGTCGAAGTCTTGGGCACGCGGCATGTCTGCCTGCATGATCAGCTGGCCCTGGGCCCAGTAGGTCATCCCGCGGTAGATGCCGGAGATGTCCCGCAGAAGCGTCCAGGCGTCGGCCTTGCCTTGCAGGTTCATGTCACAGAGGAAGCGCGGTTCTGTGCCGCCCAGGCCGTCGGGAACGAGCTGGTCGCAGTACTGCGCGATCCGGTACAGCTCCCACTTGTCGACCATGAACGGTTTGATGCGCTTGCCCAGGCCAAAACGTTCCTCGGTGCAGATGCCGTAAGTGATCCAGGCCGGATTATTGGTCCAGGCCAGCTTCATGCTGCCGTCCCAGGTCCCGGTGTAGGTGCGACTGATTGGGTCGTAGTTGCTCGGAACCTGCCACTTTCTGGCCTTGCATTTCACGGTGACGGCCGGGATGTTGGTGAACTGCTCGGCGTCGAACTCGATGTACAGCAACGCGGTGTTCGGATAGCGCAGCTTTGCGTCGATCACCTCGGTGAAGCCGGCGATCAGCATGGTGTCGGCGATCTTGTTGCTGTTCTGGTTTGGCGTCAGGCGGCGGACGCGGATCTGCCAGCCGGTGGTGGCCTCGGGCAAATCAACGCGCTTCGAGCGCTCATACCGGGTAGTGGTCTTCCCATCCACGGCATCCGTCAGCATCTGCTGATACGCACCGCCGTCGGTAGCCACGTCGATAGCATACTCGATCCGGTAGCCGCCAATATTGCCTTGGTCGTCCTGGCGCTGGAGCGCGGGCCAGGCGAACCGAACGCGCACGGCAGACAACTGGGTGTTGGTAACCGAGCGAACCCATGGCGCATCACTGCGCAGCTCGATGTTTAGCGATGTCTCGTTCTCGACAGATGGAATGCCAGGGATGTAGGCCTGATCGACAGACCCGGAGCGCCACTCCCACTTCACGTTCGGGAAGTTGACGTTGCCGCTGGCGTCGTTGATCGGCGTGTTGTCGAGAAAGATGTTCGCTGCAGTGGGTGCCTCCTCAAACTCGCCCTCGCCCACGGCGATCAGCAGCTTGGCAATGTTCGTGGAGCGCAGGTTGTCGCTGGCCTCGGTCGGGGACTTAGGCTTCTTGTCTCCGCCTTTCGCGCCGTGAATATCGATCTTGCGTGCTGCGCCCATGCGTTCCTCCAGGCGAAAAAAAACCGCCTCATGGGCGGTCTGCTTACTGCGATCTCGTTACTGTTTGTCTTCGGCGTAGATCGATGCGGAAATGATCATCCCGCCCCACCGGCGGTCGCCGATACAGATCGGAACGGGGTTACCGCTGGCCGAGGTGTTCTTGGCACTGCCGAAGGCGTAGGACGGCGCGTTCTCTGGTCCGGCGCTCTGCTTGAGGCCAGAGGCCTGGGGGCTGAGCATCTGGATGACGCCGCCGGCGATCAGCCCAATACCCGCAGGGGTTAAATATGGTGCAGTGACTGGAAATACATAGGAAATCGCCAGCAGAACCACGCCCACCACGGTTTGCAGTACGCCACCACGCTTACTCCCCTCTACCACCGGGACGATTCGAATCTCGCGAGTGCCGCCGAGTTCGAACTCTGCTTCACCTACGTTCCTGCGATTGCGGAACACTGCGAAGCGCATGCCCAGGGAAGCCAGCCGTTTGATTTCCTTCTCGAAGCCATCGATCGTGCAGTTCAATGCCTTGAACACTTCACGAGCCGTCCCTGAATCAATCTGTCGCGGGTGGTTTCTCCCAAATTTTCGGGCGAGAGAGCCTGAAAGCTTGACCGTAGTCATGCCTCTGGCAAACGAAGCAGCAGCCATGATTTTCTCCAACCATAAAAAACCGCCTTTCGGCGGTTTCGTATTTATCGACATTTCTGAAGCGAGTCTCGAAGCCCGCCCCGCCCCAGCTGAGACCACGCCACACGCTGGTAAAGCTTTGCGACGCTGCCAGACTTGGCCTGGCTAATATCCAGCACATCGTCCGTTTGCTGTGCGAAACCACTAACGAGCCGGTACCCGGTCGCCGTTTCGCTCATGCTCGCATTCGAGTTGTGTTCCTGCCATTCAGGAAATACACAAAGAGCAAAGGCTTTCGGCGTTTTGGCAGACGCAACAGTTACTGCCGGAGCAGAGGACATCAGATCGGATGGCGATGAGCACCCCGCCAGCAAAACAACAGCTACCGCGCCTACGAACAATCTCATGGGGTCACTCCTGTGGAAGATGGCTCCAAGATATCACCACACAGGCTGTCTGGGCATCCAGCATGGACGAAAGCACAGTAACTGGATTGGATCCCATCGTAGTAGCGTTGTGCCTTCAAAACAAATGGGGGGGGTTTAGATGTCCGATTTCAGGGGTGCGTATTTCGTTGTGAGTGGAACGTCTTTCGCGTCAGTTATGGTGCGGCAGGCAGCAGTGTCATCCGAGAAGTCCAAAGAAGAGGTGAGCGCCTACTATGGAAAATTTTTTCCTCAGGTCCCCATAGTGCTGGCAATGCAATCATCCGATGGAAGGCTCACCTTCTGGGGGCGAAAGGATTTGGTTGGTTACCTAGCAAATAACGCTCCTAGCATCAGCTGGTGCAACTATTCGACCGACTGATTAATCGCCAATAGCCACCAGTTAGGCAGTTCATAAAGGCCATGATGCCGCGCCCGCTCAGCCGAAGGCCCGATACCGGTGGCGGTGTGAGCTTATAAAAGGATTCCCCAGTCCTTTGCCTGCAAGCCCAAGGACTGGGATTGCGCCAATATCGGCGCGTTTATGACCTGGAGGTCAATGTGAGTAAAACCCCTATCTCAACTTTCGAAGCTGGCGTGGTCGCATCGTTAGGCGCAATTTCGCTTTATCTTCGGTCTCGCCCCGACTATGACGCCGCCGAACTACAGAAGTATGTCAACTTCTTCAAAAACACAGTTCAAGACGGTGTCGACAAGGCCGCCTACGTTCTTCCGCTGGATGCGGTAGGTGGAGACCTTAGCAACATTGAAAAAGCAATCAGCAATGGCGTGGGCGCTAAACCTCGCTAGCGTCCACAGGCGCATTGTCGCGAATTACAGCGCCGACAATGCGCACCTGACCATCCGCAGTAACCTCAAAAGGCTGATTCATATCGTTCTCCTGCGGCTCTGCCGCGTCATGTAGTCGGTTGCGCATCTTTGTGCCTGAGGATCAGGCGTGTTCTGTCGAGCCAGGGACCGCCGAAGACGATGATTTCGCTCGGGCGGCCATATAGGTGGTGCAGCAGGAAGGGCCCGGGCCCGAAGGTCGCGACATCCTCGCCGGGCAGTGCTGGGTTGGCACCGAGGAAAATCCCGGCGTGGTTCGGGTGGACCGTCCGCCCAACTTCCATCACGATCATGTCGCCGCGCTGAGGCTGGTCCACCCGGTAGAACCCGGCGGCCTCGTAGTTCGCCTCGTACAGGCTGGTGTTGTCCTTGCTTTCCCACCAGCCGTCGGCGCGCTTGAAGGCTTCGAACTCAAGCCCCCACTCGCGCTTGTACCAGTCGGCGCAAACCTGCCAGCAGTCCCAGGCGCCGTGGACGAACGGGCGCTTCAGCAGCGGCGTCTCGCCCGTTGGCACCACCGTCCGCAAGTCGCCCTCCGGCCAGCTCAGGATGTGCCAGGGCATGGCCGTGGCTTCGCACATCGCCAGGTCGCGCGGCGACGGCCGACTGGTGGCGTCCGGGTGCGAATGAACGATGCCGATGATCTCGCCCAGGTCTTCAGCCGCGGCGTATTCCTCCGGATCGATGCTGAACTCCTCGTTCGGCTCGGTCGCGATGTTCTTGCATGGGAAGTACTGCTGCTTTCGACCCAAAGCCAGCAGAAGCCCGCAGCACTCTTTCGGGTACTCGGCCGCCGCATGCGCCTGGATCGCGCTCAATATGTGCTTGCGCATGGTCAACTCCGGGCGATAAGGGAAACGGCGGGGAAGCCGCCAAAGGGCAATGGATTGCCCTCGCCAAAGCGCGGAATGCAGCCCCGGCCCAGCGTGGCATCACACTCGTCCAGCTCAGGGTCATCGGTGACCACCCCGTCCTTTGTCACGTAGGGTCCGGTGTAGCCGCAGTTCGGGCCGCGATAGCCGCCGGTGAGGCACCAATGGCACAGCGTCGTGGCCTGGCGCCCAATGGACTCCCCGCCCACGTCGCCCGGGCTGGCAAGCTCCCAAGTGACCGTCTCCCCGGCCTCGTTCGTCTTCTGGTCGATGTACCAGACCTCGATCGTCTCCTGGGTTGGGTCTGCCGTTGGGTTGCCGGACGGGAAGTTCTCGGCATCCAGGTACGTGCCCAGCGTGTGCCGCATGGTCAACTTGAACTCGAGCAGATCGTCGAAGGCCAGGCACAAGGCAGTGATGCGGCCGTTGACGTTGCCCACAGACAGAGTGGGGCGAACCGCCGTACCGTCGCCGTTGGATTCGATGCCGTCGATCTGCATCGGCCAGGCGCTGTACTCGTTGCCCTGCCAGTAGATCGGCTTCGCTGGTAGCTCATCGGCTGCAGCGCCGGCGGCGATCAGCTCAGCCTGTGTATGCGGAATCGCATGCCCGTGGAAGCGCAGGATGTCCGCACCGTAGTCGGAGCCGTCCAATTCAAAGAGCAGCACTTCGCTGCCAGGCTCGAGAACCTGGATGTCACTGATCAGCGGCATGGTTGCCCCTTATGGATGGAAGGCCCGTTCGAACGTGGCCGTTAGCTTGAAGACCCCGCCCCCAACGGGGGTTGGGACCGGATTGATGCAGGTGAACAGTCCCAACTGGCCCATCGGCGTGGTCCAGAGGAAGGCCTTTGCACCGGCGTGCTGGTCGAGAAAGTCCATGATCTCCTGCACCCTGGCCTTGGTCCCGGTATAGGTGATCGGGTAGGAATCTTCCTTGTTGTTCGGCCCATCGCCGACGACCTGCTTGTAGCCGTCGCCGAACCGGGAGGTGCGCACCCGATACGCTATCTCGGGCGCGTCTCCGTGCTGGCTGGGCCAGGTGAATGTTTCGATAGCCATCAGACCCTCCCATTGATAACGCGCCAGATGGCGCCGCCTGGCTGCAAGCCCCGGGCAATTGCTGTTTCGGCTTCAGTCTTGGCCGCTTGCTGGATGCCTTTGCCCAGTTGAGTGGTGTCTTCCGTGGTGGTCGCGCCGCCGTCACCGGTGGTCTGCACAGAGACAGCCACGGGGAAGTTGTAAACGTTCCCGCCGCTGCCCCCACCGCTGCTGATAGCCCTCACACCGAGCTGGCCGCCGGCCGTCCGGGTCAGCGGCATGATTGCCTCCTCCCCTGCCTCGCCCATCACCCCAATACCGCCGCCAGCCATGCCGAACGCGGTCGGCTTGCTGACGATGGAGTTGGTGAAGGCTGCGCCGTTGGCAAACATCTGCACGCCGCCCGACCAAGCGCCGCCCTTGGCCTGAATGCTGCCTGGGGTGAAACCTGAGAGGTCGCCGGAGTACCCAGCCTGGGTTGAGCCGGCCGAAGAGGCGCCACCAAAATAGGAGCCAGCAGCTGAGGCGGCCAGACCGAACAAAGCACTGAGCCCTTCGGATGCCGCGGTCCTTGCCGCGATCCGTGCCATATCCGCCAGTACAGATTTCGTAAAATCACCGAATGAGAATTTCCCGGTCATCGCGAAGTTGACGATTGCGTCTTCCATCGAGCTGAAGGCATTGGTGAACAGATTTTTCGTCTGCCCAGCCACGTCCCGTGCCGACTCCAGGTAGTTCTGCCATGCCGACGATGCTCCAGCGCTCCAGCTGCCCTGGGCGGCGGTCATGTCGTCGTAGTTGGCCTGGACGGTGTCGTGCAGATCCTGCTGCGTGGCTTTCAGCGCATTCAGCTTTTGCGTGTACTCGTCGAGGCTCATGCCTCGGGAGCCATCACCGTACTGATTCGCCAGTTCGAGCCGCTGCTGGTTGATGCGATCGTCGATGCCGTTCTGCTGGTCCGTCAGCCCGCGTTGTCGATCGCCCTGGCCGAGGCCAGATGCTGCTCGAATCCCCTGCTGCCGAAGCGTTTCGACTTGGCGTTGCAGCGCCCCGGTATAGGTGCTGACGGCCACGGCCTGCTTCTTGAGGCGGCCCTCTTCGTTCGCGGCCAGCACGGCCAGTTCCGAATCGGAGTCCTTCTGCGCCTTGACCATTGCCGAGCGCGCGTCAGCGATCTTCTGGTCCAACTGGATACGCTGAGCGGCTGAGGTACCAGCTTTACCCTTGGTCGCCTCAAGCGCCGAGATTTCCGCCTCGTAGGCAGCGGTTACCTCGTCGCGCTGGTTGCCAATCATTGCCTGGCGCTTCAGCAGGTAGTCCGACTGCGAAACCAGCCCAGCTTTTTGGGCCGCATCCAGTTCCTGCTGCGCGTTTTTGTAGTCGGACAGAATTGCGTTGAGGGCGTTTTTCGAGTCGTTGAAGCTGGTCAGGTCGACAGCACCTGCAGCTGTCTTCGGATCCTTGAACTGGTCGTTGATATTCGCAATGTTTTTATCGACGACGGCCTGATTCAGTCGTGCATCGTTGGGGCTGACTTTGCGAATATCGTCGAGCTGCCGCTTGTACTCCTTCAGTGCGTCGGCGCGCTTTTGCTCATTCGTCCAGGAGGACTTGGTCAGCGCATCAACCTTGCCCATCGCCGTGACAGCATCCCGCTGAGCTTTGGCCTGCTCACCGTCCCACTTGGCGATGTCCTCCGCCGCGGCCTTCTGGTCCTCCAGCATATTGAGCTGGTTACTGTAGAGCTCAACCATTTCCTTCTGGTTCTGGAACGCCCCGACATTTCCTGACTGGGCCTGCTCCAGGTTTCGCCGAGCTTGGTCGATGTCAGCATCGATATCGGGACGCCCCAGGTTCTTCAGGCTATCCGCTGCCCGCGCAACCGCGTTGTACCCCTTTTCCCAAAAACTCAGGTTTTCCAGAATTCTCGGGGTACGCTCGTTGATTGCGTCGGCGTATTGCTCGGTTGCCAGCTTCACCGCGCCAGCATGATCACCCTGTTTTTCGAGCGCAACGATCTGCGAATAAACCGAGGCCGTCAGGTAGTGGTATTGCTCATTGAGCGCAGCCGAGGCCTTCACCGGCTCATCGGCGATTTTCTCGAACTCGGCTACCGTCTCCTTGACTGCCTTGCCGGTAGCTTCCCGCATCGACACAGCAGCCTGCGTGATGCCGAGGAAGCTTTCACCTGCGATCTTGCCATTCCCGGCCAGCAGCGCCAGAACCTCAGCAGCCTGCCCAGTTGTGCCGACGATTGCGCCTACCTGGCGCGCCATACCTCCAAGCTGCCCAGCGCTAACCCCGGCGTAGTTGCCGGTCGCAATCAGTGACTCGCTGTACTCATCCTGCTCTTTGGTGCCCTTGTAATAAGCGAACCCAAGAGCGGTGACAGCGGCAGTGGCCAACGCGAGCGGCGCCAGAATGGCAAGGAGTCCTGCTGCCGAAGCACCAGCCCCCGCTCCCAACTGGGCCACAGCTCGCACGCCGCTGCCCCAGTCACCCGAGGACAGCGCATTACCCAGTTGAACGACGTTTTCCTGGGCCTGGCGGGTGCCAAGGCGCAGCTTGTCGAACCCGGTGGCGGTCTTTTCGAGCTTCGCGTAGTCCTTGTCGATCTTGCTCAGCGATGAATTGAAATCATCCTGGCTGATC